TTCTGACAATGCGGCCTTCCTTAAGGCGAGTGGAAAGGTTGTTCACCACCTCCAGAACCTTTTTCCGGAGGTAAACCACCGCCTCCTGCACCATTTCCTCATAGCGAGCCTGGAGTTCCGCCCGAGCCCGCTCATAGGCCTCGATAATCTCCGGGGGGCTGCCTTCCTGCACCTCCACCCCTTTGATCTCAAAGACGGTCCAGAGGAAGTCGAAGCGGCGCTTCAGATAATCCCGGGGGGGATAGTGGGGGGCCAAGTGCTCCCAGATATCCGAATATCTTTGCCGCCAATCTTCCCGGATGGCATCATACTCAGCCAGGAAGTTTTGAGCCTCGGCCATGAACTCCGCCTTCAGCTCCTCCAGCCGCTCCACCACCTTAGCCAGGTTCCGTTTGGGGATGGCCCGCACATACTCCATCACAAAGGGATAGCTGTGGTCGTTCAGGAAGGTTCGAGCCCGATTGGATATCTGCCCGAAACGCTGGCGGATCTCCTGGGGATATAGCTTTTTGTTCCCCAGATAGAAGATTTCCGGCACCTCCTCCGGCTTGAGGCCCAGGTCCTGGGGCTTCAGCTTGGCCTGCCCCGGCCAGAACCGGACGTTGAGCTGGATAGCCACCATTCCCTCGAAACGATTAGCCGCTTTTTCGACTTGCTTTGCCATGATTCACGCCTCCTTTTGGCAAAATTAAAGGCCAGCTTCTGCCAGCCTTGGGGAATATCATTCCCTCATCACAGCCCAGGGACAAAAGCCCCTGGGCTGGGGGAAGGAATGAAGTTTTCATTCATTGGTCTTCCGGATAATCAACCGTAATGTAGTAGTTTTCATTGAAATTTTCCGCAACCTCTTCTTCCGAAGGCCACCAGTCCCACTCCACCTCGAACTCAGCTTTCTGTGCGGCGTAATGCACGGTAACGATAACCTTAGTAGGCCGCTCTTCCTGGTTCCAGGGGGCCCGAGGGTCGCTCGGGGAAACGTCGTCGGGGAGATTGTATCCACCCATATCCTGCCTCCTTATCCGCACCATTGGTTTTGATTGACCTCCTCAAACCCCGGAACCGAGGGCCCCAGGGTTGAGAGGATGGCTTCCGTTTCTTCCGTCCACCACCAAGCGGCTGCAATGCCGTCCGGGGTGATCTCCAGCTCAATCTCAAGACTGCTGTCTGGCTTTGGCATGGTTTTTTACCTCTTGGTGATATTCGGGTTTGTTCCTCCGGTTCTGCACCACACCCAGGGCCTTCTCAAAGACGCCCATGGCGTCATCGCAGCTTTTTCCCTGGAATCCCTTGCCTTCCATGCTCACCTGCCCGTCAGGCAGGAAGTCGATAACGATTTCCGGGCTCATAAACCTCCTCCTTCAGCCGCCGCACCGCAGCCAGATTTTGAAAGAGTCTTTTAACCTTAGGATCCGTTACCGCTATGGGAGCCCCGTGTTTCCGGATGATGTTCCGGAGCTTCCACTCCAATTCAAACTCCAGGTTGTGCAGCCAGTTCATCATCATCCTCCTCCACTATGGCGGAATGCCAATCAGGCTCATCACCAAGTTGATAGCAGTAATCCATCGGGTCATCAGCCCAGAAAAGAATATGCTGGGCTTCCTCAGGGCTCTCAGCTTCCACCTTAAACAGCGTCCAGGTAGGAACGCGGATTAAATATTGCTTCATCTTGAATCACCTCCTCAGCACCAGCCGCACGGTGCCGTTGTCTTGTTTTTGTTCGGTGAGGCGATAGCCCCGTTTCTTAGCCTCTTTCCTCACCTTCTCGATGCCGTAGGCTTGTTTCAGCCGCCCCATCCAGGCGGCATTATACTTGTTGTATTTCACGTCATATTCAGACACCCAGACCCGATACTTGCCATCGGCTTGGCGCTCAAACCCCAGGTCATTGGCCGCCCGGCCCACATGCTGCCGCCGGATGATGATATGGGCCTTCTGGGGCCGGGCATCGCCCTGGTAGCCATAAAGGGTTTGGGCTTCCTGGTGAACCTCCACCTTGCCCTGAAAGCCCAAACGATTGAGGGCCGCCACCAGGCAGCCCTCATCCGTCAACTCAATTTGCACCTCGGAATAATGGCTCATAGCTCGCCTCCGTCAAGTTAATTATTCCCCGACACTGGCCCTACCACCTTCCTGATGGATTCGGAGAACCAACCCATTAGCTCCTCGAAGACCAGGTCCATGACCGCAGCGTTCAGGTCGCCATGATACATGGACTGGGCCCTAGCCTCCAGGGTAGCCCACAAAAACTTCGGGAGGGCCAAGCTGAAGCCCTCCCGGACCTCTATCTCGCAAGTTTCGGGTGAGATAGTAACGATCATCATATCTGCACCCTCCTTCTACTTTTGGTTTCCTCCGCCTGGGGCTTGCTGGCCAGGATGGTCCGAGCCCGGGCCCATTCCCGCAGGGCGTCCATCTGGGCCTTCTGGCTCCGGGAAATGGGGATAACAAACCGGGCCGCAGCCTCCAGGTCGCCGCCGTTATAAGCGGCCTCAATAGCCACCTGCCGGATTTCCGCGCCGCTGTAGCCTTCCAGGTCAGGAAGGTTTTTACCCTTGGGTTTCACCTGGAATTGCTCCAGGTAGATTTTTAAAATCTGCTCCCGCTCCCCGGGGCCGGGATTGTCCACGAAGAAGATGGCGTCCCAGCGACCCATGCGGGTGTATTCCGGGGGCAGCTTGCTGTAATCGTTGCAGGTGGCAATGACAAACACCTGGCTGGTATGATCGTTTAGCCATGTTAAAAAGGTGCCGCCCACCCGCTGGGTGGTGCCGCCGTCGGTGGAAGAGCCCCCCACCCCGGCCAGCCCCTTCTCGATTTCCGATTGTGTTGCAGGCGGCCCGATTCCGACCGCCCTCTATAGCTTTCGCTATAGTCCAGGCTATATCTTCAAGTTTTTCCTCTCTTCACGCTATAGCATTTCCAGCATAAGCCAAAAGCTCTATGCCTTCTTTCTGTTGTCCCGCATTCCAAACAACAATCGTATTTCCTCGCCCATCTGTTTAGTTTTTGCCGTTCATGATATTTGCAAATTTCGTATCTGTGTATATTCAAATGGCAGGCTCTGCAAAGAGCAATCAGGTTTGAATCCTCATTATTGGAATTCTTTGAGCCCCTACCTTTACCATCTTTATGGTGAACAACCAATTTTGTAGCTGGAAGTTTGCGTTTACATTTAGAGCAACGGTATTTAGCTTTTGCCAAGATTGCCTCACGCTTGCCGTCGAACCACCTTTTTTCACGCAATCTCTTGCCATACATGAAGCCACCTTGCTGGAAATACCATTGCCTTTTTTGTTCCCTTACCCTCTCAGATTTCTGGGGGTCATGTGCATATTGGTAAGAGTAACACCTGGCACAAAGACCTTTAGCCATGTGCTTGACTCTTGTTTCGCCGCAATTAATGCAGCGTTCATATTTCTTTGCCCACATATATCAATCATTCTCCTTATATTTATTTAAGGGCGAGGAAGAAGAAGATTTGCTGCGGGGATAAAAATACCGAGAGAGGGGAAAAACCTGCCGTGCGCTTCGGAACCTCTTGGTCCCTACTCCCTTGCGGGATAGCCGTCGAACCTTCCCCTTATCGCTCAGGACTTAGGGGCTTGGCTGCTGATTACCCAATCTTTGGAGTTTTCCAGCCTTCGCACTTGGCGTTTCCGCCTATGCTGTAGCCTCCAAAGCTCTAAGGGCGTCCCAGCAATTCACACGGTTTTACATCGACCGAAGTTAATCGATGAACAACACCACCGGAGCCATGGCGTCCACCACCTTCAGGGCCTCCCGCATCCTGGCTTCGCTTTCGCCCACCAGAGACCCGAACACCCGGCCCATGTCCAGGGACAAGACCGGCCAGCCCACTTCGTTTCCCAGAGCCTTAGCGAAGTGGCTCTTGCCAGTTCCGGGCACCCCCAGGAGCAGGATGCCCCGGAAAGGCAGCCCGGGCCGCTGGTTCTTGAACCGGTTGAGAGTCCACTCCTTCAGGTTCTCCAGCCCCCCCAAAGTGGCGAAGGTCTCGGTGAACTGCGAAAACTGTAAGGCTGCGGATTTCTCCACCATCTGAGCCTTCAAAGTGCAGATGGTCTGGGGGTCAAACCGTTTCTGGCGCACCAAGGCTAGAGCCATGGCGTTTTCGGCCTCCTCCCAGGTGAGTCCCTGGGCTGCATCCAGCACCGCCTCTGTGTCCCCAGGTTCTATGCCGGTGCTCTCCACCAAGCCGTCCAGGATGGTTTTCAGCTCCTCCCGGGTGGGCAGGGGGAAGTCCAGCACCACCAACTCCCGCTCCAGCTCCACTGGCACCTTGGCTTCCGGAGACACAATTACCAAGGTGATACCCTTGGTTTTATAAACAGGAAGGCTGTTCTGGATGGCCTGGATGACCGAAGGCTCATTCAGCCAAAAGTGATAGTTGCGCAGGAACCACACCGCTTTTTCGGCCCCTTTTGCCGCCACATTGGGCAGGTCATAGGGGTCGCACTCCTGCCACCCGCCACCATTGCCCATTTGCCGGTAGCCCCGCACCACATCCCATTGATAAGGGGTACGGCCGTTAGCCTGCTGAACCCCGGAGGCGATGAACCGCTGCGGCTCATGGGTTCGCACCAGTAAGGCTGGATAACCAGCCTTCAGGTAGTCGGTAATCATGGTTATTCACCTCCCCAAGACCTGGGTTAAGGGTTGTAAAGCCGCCAGGACAGGAGCCCAAATCCAGTAGTAAAGCAAGGCTCCACCAATTAACACAGCACCGAAGCCTAAAGTATTCATCGCTCCCCTCCAGTTAAAAAATCCCGGTTTTCAGCCAGTTAATGACCCTTGACCGGTAAAGGTTTGTGTCTCTCTCCTGACGCCATTCCTTGACCAGCGCCAGCCTTTCAGCCAGAGGAAAAGCCCAGTAAACCGGGCTTTCGCTCAAAATCGCCACCGCCTCCTTCATTGCCTTGCCCTCCAAAAAGGTGTTTTTAACCTTGGGAAGTTTCGGCAAAAAAAAGATGGGGGCCCGGTTTTGCCAGGCCCCCAGGGGGAAAGAGTAGAGGTGGGATAAAAGAAAGGATTTACTTTTTAATGGATTTAACGGACTTGACAGCTTCCCTGATTTCGTCCTTGAGGCCGAAGAGCCAACCCATTTCTTCCAGGCTCAGCCGCCCCACCTTGCCGTAGCCGGTGGAGCCGTCAGCTTTCTTGTAAGCCCGAGGGCCGATCTGAATTTTTGGCTCGCCGCCATTGTATTGGTAAATGGACAGGTATAACCCGTTTTTGTGTTGCCAGGTCTTGATTACCTTGTCCTTGGACTCATCGTAAGCCATGATTTACCTCCGTCCCCGTTTTTGGTTTTTCTTTCTGGCCTTAGCGTTTTCAATCCACCGGGCCATGTCAGCCCAGGTGAGGGCGCCCACCAAATCGGGGGTCTCGCCCCGCTCAAGAGCTTCCCGGGTGCGCCGAGTAAGTTCCTCAGTAATAGGGGCCATCATTTGGGAGGCCCCTCCGACCAATTCATCATCAAAAATCAGGCTTTTGCTTTTCATGTTTTCCTCCTATTTTTAATAGGTAATTGGTTTCCTTCCAAAAAATAAGGTGGAGATGGGCCACCCCCGCCTAAATTACACATACACATTGTCGAGGTCCTTTACGAGCTCGACATTAATCATGCCCCTGCTTGCCATCCCGAGCAGAAGCCGTCGGGTTTGAAAGTAATCAAACCCTAGCTCCCGACTGAGGGCCTTCAAAGATAGAGCCGTACGCCCTATCACTATGGCATAAGCCCGCAGCAGGGGCATCATGCGAGCTTCGGGGGGAGCAAACCTCACGTCAGAGGTTAGCTCTCTCAAAATCATCAAATAGGCTCCGCCTTTGGAGCCCAAGTCGCCCTCCCAGACCCATTTTTGGAGGTCGCGTCCAAAATAGGCGCGACCACCAATCATTAATATACCTGCCTGCACCTCTGGTGGCGCAGACAAGGCTTTATATTTCTTTATTTGCCGCCAAGCTCTTTCCCCAGCGACAATACCATGTTTGCAGAAATTTTCTTTTGTCATTTCAGCCTCCTACTCTCAATCCTTTTCTTCTTGATGTGCTTGGCCTTTAGCCAACAAATTTATCATTTCTTCCTTTTGCTGATGCAGAAGGAAGATATCAGTTTCTACCCTCCTCAGCTGCCGCAACGCTTTCGCTACGGCAGCAGCTTCCTTTTTCGCTCCTGCCAACTCAAGAAGTCGGCAGGCTTCTTGTGCCCATCCTTGGGCATTTAAAAGGGCTTCTACTATCTTTTTCATATTCATTTCTTCCTTTAATAACCTTTAGGGCCCCAGTTCCCCGGGGCCCTGGTTGTTAGTGGAGTTAGGCCTTAAAGGTCTCCAGCCGTTTGAACTGGAAGAAGTTTGGGTTCTTCGGAAGGTCTTCCCAAGCCCACTCAAGGGCCTTGCGAGTGGTAAAAGTCATGGATTTTTTGGTCATGTATGGGGTAGTAGGGTTCCCATTAACATGATCCGGGTGAAACTCCTGCCAAATAAGCGTATAATAGGTTCGCTTGGATTTATTTCTGGTCATGGCTAACCTCCTATCATTCCCAGGGAAAGAAGGTATCCATCGGGTCCAACCCAGCCAACCGGGCCTCCCACTTTCCGTCAATATGTATCCATTCAATTATCATCTCCCTGCCTCCTCTTGATTGAAAAGGGCTTTTACCCTTAATAAAAAACCCCCCAGTTTTATGGGCCCTCTCCTGGTTCCTCGCAGGCCTCCAGGAGGCCCTCAAGGTGGGTCCTGAACTCGCCCAACAACTTGTCTAACTGGATGCCGAGAGCCGCAGAATACCGGTCAAGCTCCAGCACACACATCCTAAGGTCAGCTGTGGCCGTCTCAGCCCTGCTCAGGGCCTCCAGGGCCATATTGATAACACTCAGGGTCTCTCTTGTCATCGTCCTGCCTCCTTTTTTTATTTGAGCTTTGGCGCTCAATGGGAGACCAGAACCGGTTTTCCGTTTCCGCCCCCCCTTCAGAGCCAAAACTGCTTTGGGCTTTATGGGCCGCCCGCCCGCTGGGTTTCAGGTTTCACGTCGCCCTTCCCGGTTGCTAATTCCGTGCGCTTTCGCTTGCCTGCCGCCGCTCGCCTTCCTTCCGGCCCTCCCGTCGCACGCACCACGGGCCGGCTGGCCTTGCCTCAGTTTGCTTTGGCTGACTACCGGTTTCGCCTCGTTCCCGGTTCTTAGCTCCGCCCTGGTTAAGGGGCCAGGACCCCAGAGTTCTTCTCGTGCCACTCAAAAACACGTGAGCCTTTAGATTCCTTATCAAGCCGCTCAGTTGCTGGTCGCTTTCGGTTGCGCCGCCTATCTGCGTTTCCACGGTTTGACTTGCGCCCGCCCCGTGGGACCCAGAACCGCCTCACCCTCTCCCTCACCTGGGCTCCTGGTCGCTGGCGCCAAGGCTTTAAAGGGTTGCTCGGAATTTGCATTTGTTTTTCCCCTGGTTGCTATCCCAGGTTGCCCTTCTTTTTTTGAGCGTCCCGCCGTCTGCCTTCCGGTTTTTGGGGAGTTTTGTGAGGGACCCGGCTGCTCCCCTGGGCCCCAATCCGGCGGGTTATTTGGTGGCGCCTTTGTCGGCTTGCCGCTCTCTCTCGCTCTCACCTCCTTTTTTTATTTTGTGTTTTGTTTGATTATCAATATTGCACTCAGTATGCCTAAGCTACCGAAAGGACTTATTATTTTTGGCCCGTGAAAATCTTTTCATTCCCTTTTTGGTAATAGTTTTATATAGTTACTTGTGCATCTCGATAACAGGGCAACAACAAACCACCCGACGGCAAGGCTATAGATAAAGAAAAAAGACAGAGTATAAAAATTTATATTGGGCAAAATGACAAAACCCGATTTTATAATAATTAATTAAAGTTACACGGTAAAAAAATTTTTACAGTAAAAGCCAATTTTTTATACCAAAACACTATCGAACAATCGCCGGGACACCGCCTGCGATATTTTTATCATATTGCGATATTTTTATTATATTGCGATATTTTTATTATATTGTAAGGGATATATTATTCGTAAGTTACTTCGGTAATGAGGGGAAACCCTACCGTCGCCCAGTATTACCGGGTTTTGTCATAAGCGTTACTTGGGTGATGGTATTATGTTATTGGTATGAGTTAATAGGCATGCAGCACCAAGCCGTCAAACAGCCTGGTTCCGGGCTGGACCTCCTCGCCCCAGCAGTCCCAGCCTGGCCGTGTGGTGCGGGCAAACAGTTCCAGGTAGGGAGCTGGTGAGACCGCTTCAATTAGTTCATAAGCCGCCTCCGGTTTGGCAGAGTGCCGGCCTCGTTTGGCATAGATCAGGGTGGAGTGGTTTTTTGCCTTGGCCGCTAGGTGGGGGCCTTTGGTGGCAAAGATCATGTGTTCGGTCTGGCCGCGGAAATATTGGCCCAAGCCGAAACGGTCTTTGGCCCAGGTGAGCAGGGTTTTGTAATGGAAGCCCAACGCCTGCACCACCAGCAGGCCGTCTGGCAGGAAATTGTTAGTTACCCATAGGTAGAGGTGGGCAGAGGGGGCAGGGCGGAAGATCTCGCACCGCAGGATAGTGGCGATGATCTCCGGGGTGCTCAGCAGCCGGTAGTGCCGGTCTGCCCCCCGCTTGATCCGGCCCCCGCCCCTTTCCTGCCATGGGGGGTCAATAAGGATAGTGCGATACTCCCCTTTTATCACCGCCTAAACTCTCTAAACTCTGTTCTCACAACCAGATCAGGGGCCCAGGGATATCTCACTCTAGCCAAAGCTTCCAATAGATTTAAGAGTTCTCGTGCTTTGTAACAATCACAAGCCTTGTGGTGGCAGCGATGATTGATCAAAGCCCGCCTAATTTCTTCCGTTAATTGCTCAATCAACATTTTGTTCACCCCCAGATCCTTGGTTTTATAGACCCAGCCAGGCTTTGGCCGCCTCAACATGATGGCTGTAGAGGTGCAAATCTTTGCAGGTGGTGAAGGTGGGGCCCAGCTTGACCGTCTTACCGCTCTTACTGCTTATCATCTCGGCCATGTATTCTTTCAAAAGCTGGAATCCGCCCAGGTTAGTGAGGAAACCAGAGTATAAGTCCCAGGATCTGTAGTTTACCCAAAACACCAGAAACCAGGTTTCTGGCTCCTTACCGTCCACGATGCGGGTATCAATCCCTAAAAGACAGGGGGTGGTGGGTCGGGAGGTCTCGTCGGAGTATGGCCGGAAGTAATCGCGAAAGCAGAAGGGGTTCCCCACCCGCAGGACGGCGTGGGCATTGCCGAAGCCTTTCTCAGCGTAGTAGTCAATAGCCAGGTGGGCCAGGGGGTGCAGCCACTCGCTGTAGTTGTAATGCTCATTGGGCTGGGGGCCGTGGGGGTTCAGGACATAGTGGTGGAAATAGTGCTCAACCTCGTCCATCTCCTGGCCGTTGACCACCACCTTGCCCACTGGGTTGATCAACCCCTCTTTGCCCAGGGGGTAAAGGGGCCGGGTTTCGGGGTAGCGGATGTAGGCGTGGGCGCTGTCCAGAGACAGCCGGAAGCTGCCAGCGTGGGAACCGGAGGTGATTTCGTAGCGCCGCCCCTGTTCCAGGGCATGGCGCATAAATTGCATCCAGGCGTCCACGTGGTCATTGGCCGTGATCATTGCTGGCGAATAGTTCAAGTCATTTCTCATAATCAATATCCTCTTCAGATGACATGCACAGACAAATCAAACTCCTTATAAATCAGCCCTTCCTGGCTGGGCATCCGGCAGAGCATCTCCGCCTCCCAGGTTTCCCGGGACACCCGCCGTTTGGCGGTGATGGCGTCCTCAACCGGGTAAAAGCCGTCGGCGTTCCTGGCCCTGCCCTCACACTCCTCCCACAGCTCGCAAGTCTCGCAGTCCCGGTTCACGCATTTTTCCATGACGTCGAAAACGCACCATTTGAACAACCGGTAGCCGCTCTCCGCTGCCTCGGCCACTACCCGGCTCATCAGGCCGTAAGCTTTATGCATGGTGGAGTAAATCTGGACGCTAGCCCTGATGCCCCGGGTCGATTTGGGGATCAGGAGGGCGGCTTCATAAATGCGATCCTCAAACTCGTCCACCTCGTCCAGCTTGAGCCTCTGGGGGTGGGGGCCCCGGATAGATTTCATTGAGGCCGTGAGTATCTGGACATTGGAGCCGTTCACCAGATGGGTGCGGGTGCGCAGGGCCTCCCCCTCCACCAGGTGCTGAAAGGGAGGGGTGATAAAGCCCTTCATGTGCTCATACATCCTGAGGCTCTGCTCCCCGGACCCCCCCAGGATTTTGGTCTCGCAGCCCGCCTTGAACACCGAGTCCAGCCAGGTCACCAAAGCGCCGTCGAAGGTCTTACCGCCGCCCCGGTTGGCCCAGCAGACACAATCCAGAGCCTCCTCAAAAAAGGCAGCGGTAACATACTCCGCTGGTGGGGTATGTTCCGGGCAGACCTTGGCCCGGGGGATATGGATGCCCCAGAAGACCTTGATAAAGTCCAACAGCTCTTCCGGGCTGTCAAACCCGCAAGCCTGGTGATAATCCACCAACTGCCGGATTTCCTTAGGGGCAGCAACAGAAGCCGGCGGAGGCAAAACACACTTGTTAGCCTTGAATTCAATCCCCTGCCACGCCATACAATCTCACAGAGAATAAATGCACAGTAGCAAGTTTTGTGCCAAAATCCCTTTTAGCCGTCCAGAGGCCTTGAAAGGGGTATTTTCATAACGAAGCTTAGATGGACTTAAGTAGGCGAAATAACATCGAATATTATTGATAAGGTGGTCTCGTGTTCGCCCGAATACGGGCTTTCTACGCATCCTTTTTTTGAAGTCATGAAAGGGAGTTACGCTTATAAAGAGCATGGCCCTAAAGCGGTGGGAACCAGGTGGGTCTAAATTGGGGGGTTGTGGGAAACAACCCCCTTTTTTGGGGGGGAAGTGGGAAATTGGTGCTTTCGTCATCTCTGGGGCAACGCTAGTGTTATTTTTGTAAAAAGTAATTTTTTTTAGTCTGGGTAACCATCGTCATCGCTGTCTGATCGGCGCATGAGCCTCAGTCCCCCGGTCTCACAGATAATCACGGCTGGGTGTTTGCAATGCGACGGCCAATGAGGGTTTCTGTCTTCCCAATACCGGCACTTTTCCGGCTCAAATATTCCTCTGGGCTTAAAGTAGGGACAATGAGCCCCCTTTTTCCCTTTCACCATAGCTAGTACCCCCGGTCTCTGATCCCTGCTAAAAGTTGTTTAATTTGTCCTTCCGGAATCTCATCATTCACAGCTTCGGTTGAATCTTCCCCATGCTTGTTATTGCGCTCCTCCCTCATCAGGATAATTGCTAGCAGGGAATACACGGCGTTATCCATCAGAGTATCTTCCAGGGACTCGCCCACCTCATCGGGCGCACCTCGGGCCAGGTTCTCGATACGGCTCCATTTGTCCTGAAGGCGCACCAAGACCCCCAAGAGGGGATTGATGCCCAGCACTCGGCAGCGGCGCAGGTTGCTCAAGGGGTCTTCGGGGTTGGCATAATTAGAGTTCTTCCGGCCGTGCAAGTCCGCCATTTCCTCCAGCAAATCGTAAAACAGGGGATGTCCTTTGGTGCGGTCCAGCATCCTTATAGCCCCCAAATAGATATACCTTTTTCTCTGGCCTCTTTCATCAGGGCCACATATTTTTTGCGAAACTCCGGATTACTGAAGGGGTTGCCCTCTTCCAGGCTGATCCGGGTGGGGATGGTGGTAATCAAACCGGTTTTCTCATAGAGGGCCTGAAGTTTGGCTCGGGCCTCCGAAGCCACCCGGAGAAAACCGATTTTGGCATTATCGTTCTGGGTCATCTGATAATCCCGCATAGCCAAAAACACAACATGTTGCCAATAGGCTATCTCAGCCCCCAGGATTTCACCTCCATCCTGGCTCATGGCGGCTTCTTTGAGTAGTCTTGGGGCAACACTCAGGTCATGGTAAACCATGCGCCGGGATATCCCAAAATACTCAGCAATCTCCTTAATTTTATGCCCCCCTTCTCTCATCTCCCAGACCCTTAAGATACGCTCCCGGCGACGGTTTGATATCGGCTGAAATTGGCCTAAGGTTTGGGGGGGTTGTGAATTTGTCAATCTCATACTCCGACTTTTGGCTTAGCCCTACCTGACTGCTTGTAATAAAGATGGCTCTGCCCTAAACCATGCTGGAGCACTCATGTTTTTCCAATCCTCTGGGCCACCACCATTTGAAAGCGGAGTTCCGAAGGTGCCAAGCCCGGCCACAAGCCAAGCAGCAGAACCGGGAACCGAACCTAGCGCCAATGATGGTGGTGCCGCACATACAGCGAAAAAATGTTTCAAAATCTCTGCCCATGCCTTCCAATTACCCCGCCTCGCACAGCCACGCTTAGCCATGCTAAATTCTTAGGACTGCCAACCTGCAAAGAAATATCTTAAGCCATCCAAGGCGTGATGCTCACCTTTCCCAGGTTCATGCACCATGTAGCCCGTAAGTTCCCGGATCAGGTTCTTGCAGCGGTGGTGGATCAGGAGGCCAGGCAAGCCATCTTCCGGCCTTACTTTCAGCCATTGCCGCACCAGTTCCTGGCCCACCTCCACCGGCAGCCGCGGGGCCTTTACCTCCACCCCCAGGATTTCCGACAGCATGGCCCGCTTGTCTGGGTCTGAGGGGTCGGCAAAGGCACAGGTTATAGAACCGTAGCCCCTAGCTTGGTGGTGGGCTAGGATAGCCTTGCCGTTTTCCAGGGTCGTGCGGAAACGCTGGTAGTATTCGTCCAACACCAGCACCCGCTCACCTCTATCCCTGGGCTGAATCCATAAGCAGGCAAAGGGGTTACGGTAGCCGAAATCGATACCAAGGTAAAGCTCTCCCTGGGGGTTATAGCTGAAGACGGCTAGGTTATGGCTCATTGCCTTGCCTGCAACAGGATTTTCCCAATCTTTGATTTCCCCACTCGGCGCCAGCTAGCCTTCCGGGTCTCTGTCCCGTGTTCGCATCCAAAACCGGTAAGGTGTTGGGGGCTCGAAAAGCATCATTGCAAACAAACACCTTAATTTCGAAGGCCGAATAGGCCAACAAATGGGTCTATGAGTTTCGAACAGGTTACATGTTCTCCGTAGCGGTCTTACCCGCTAGATATTCTTTAGTGATTTCTACCATCTTAGCCACAGCGGTTCCCAGGTTGCGTATATCTTCTGCTTTCCCCAGAGCCAGTAAGGTTTCTCGGAATTCATCAAAGATTTTTATATCGCAAGCCCCTACCATAGCGGTTTTTGGGGGTATTGCATCACAAAGGGACTTGATGTCGTTTAGTTGTGAGGGTAAGAAACTCAGAACCAGGATTTTCCAATCGTATTTTATGATGATATCGTCTATGGGCACCGGTTGGTATTTGATTTCCAAGTCGCTTTTGTTAATAAAGGCCTCCAGCAGGTCTTCTGGCCTGACCATTTCCTCGCACAATTTCTTGAGCACCTGGGGATCAGAGGTGCCTACCAATCGGTTATGGGCAACCTGCTTGGATACCACCCGGCTGCGGTCCAGAGGCCGGGTTTCCGCCAAGACGATGATTTCTTTGAGGCCGGCATTTCTTGCTGCCCTGTAGCGATGGTGCCCGGAGATAATGTCGAACTTGCCATCTTCTCGCTTCAGGACGAAAGGCACCGATTCCAAGCGTTGCTCCTTGGCAATATTCGAGGTGAGGCGTTCCTGCATTTCGGGCGACATGCATTGCGCGTTGATATCCTGTTCGCGCAATTGATCAATATTGACCCGCCATAATTCCAGGTCCTCATAGGCTTCGCAGATAAATTCAGCCATTGATCTTTTCCTTTTTCATCCAGGTTAAGATGCAATCCTTATATGTCATGGGCTTCCAATCGCTTTGATAAGTCAGTTTGAACAGGTTGTTCTTGTATTTCTCCCGTTTTATTAATTTGTAAATGCCGCGTAAAATTTTATGTTCGGGATATGGCGTTAAGTTGACGGTTTTAATGCCCCTAGCCTGATAAAAGTTTAGCTTTGGTTCGATGTTCAGCAGGTTTTCATAAAATGCCTTGGAAGCGAGACACATCATAAACAGTTTGGTGAGTCGTGGATATTTGGGGTGTGGCACGGTGACCCCGAATGTTTCTTTGATATACTCATCACCTTTAACAAAAAAATCTGCAAAATGCAGACCAGTAATAGCAAATAGGTAGCCATCCATGATTCCGAATAGATAGCGTTCGGATCTAACAGCATTTAATTTGTGGACAAAAAGGTTGCGGTAATATAGCGCTTCCTCTTTACTCGCTTTGACGAAAACAATCTTTGATTCCGGGGTAATAACGTGAGTAGTTGGCAATAACATATATTTAGATGGCCGTATATTGGTTTTGCGAAATTCTGAGACTTTGGGGAATAGCTCGGGCCTGTTTGATAGGATATAGTCGATGCGTTCCTTGTTATACTCTCTCAAGTAGATGGCGGTATTCTGATGCTCCGGCTCTAGTTTTTTGTAGCGGTAAATGAGGGACAGGGCATTACCTGACAGGCACATTCCCAGGAGTTTTGGCGGCCCCTTTCTGGCGTCAAACTCTGCTATGGCTGGTTCGTTCCAAGTGATTTTATCGCCAAAGTCAAACATTTTCTTATAGCCGCCAGGTGTGCCTGGTGGGTTGATGTAGAGTATGTTCTCAGGGTCATCCAGGGACTCGTTGAGGACGTCCCAGACGTCTTTGATCTCATAACGCAGGCCCTTTAGCTTGATCTTCATGTCAAGAAGGGTTTGTTGTATTCTGTTCAGGTGAGTTAATAGGTTGTCTTCCAGGTCTCTTTTAAAATAGGTCTCATACTGGTTCTTACCTTTGATTTGGGCCCATTTCATGGCATATAGGATGGCCGCAGCTTGGTAATTGGGGTCTTCCAGATATTGGCCCAGGTGGTCGATAAGCCAGTTGTCGTTGATTTTGATTCCCAGCTCTTCCAATGGCTTTCCGGAGATTTCATATCCAAGGATGGAGCTATAGAGGCTGATATCGCTGGTTAAGATTTTCTCGGCTAGCCAGCCGCTGTTGACCGCCACGCTTGGGATAGTGAATTGGCCGACGCAGGGTATAATCAACCTTTTGTATTTGTCCTTTAGAGTTGCCAAAACCAAGTTCAGGTAATCCCGGAAGGGTTTTGGGGTCACGCCCTGAAAAATTTTTATGGGTATATTATTGGACATGGTGTCAAATACCCTTTAAGCAACTTGGACCGGGGGATCGGGACTTGAACCCGATATCACCGGATTGAGCTTCCAGCATCCTACATTAGACGACCCCCGGATCATTCCTTTGCAGCTAATGGCACCTTAATATTTGCCATTATCATGTTGTTAATGATAGCCTTGGCAGTTCTGTTAATTGTCCCATCCGGTAGGATGATATTGTATCGCTTTAACTGCTCCACCCCACGGATAATTTGCATGGTGGTCAGCATGGTGGCTGCCTCAAGGGCATCATAGTCGATCTTTGTATTAGCCCACAGCTCTTGCAGGCTGAGTGCTTCGGGAGGCGGGTTAAAGTTATCTTGGTGGGTCTTGGTCCAGGCAACGGCCAATTCACAAAGCACCGGGGAGTTTTGCAGGATCAGGGCAGCCTCAGAAATTGGGGCTTCCCGATATATATTAAGGATTGCAATGATATCCATTAACCCACCTGAGCAATTCGAACCAAGCAATCGGAACCCGAACCCAATATCACCTAGCGAGGATGGTTTGTGGTCCACTTTTGGTCACTACCAGTTTCTCCTTTCCCGCATCTCCCGGAGCCATTCTTGGTGTTTCCGGAGTTTTGGGTTTAATTCCTGGATTTCCAACCCCAACTCTTTTTTGAGCCAAGCGGCTACCACTCTACGATGACAAAATTCGCCAGGCGGTTCCCAGCAAAGCATAACGAAGTCATCGCCCCCTAGGTCTTGCAGCACTTGGGTGGGATTAAGCTTATTCAGCACCTCGGCCGAATAGGCCTTGATAAAATCGGCTGGTTTCAGCCTCGCTTTTATCAAGTTCCAGGAGGGGGCCAAAGGGTGGTAGGCCCTGCCAATCCATCCTTTGGGCAACCCCCGACAAATAGCCACCGCTTGGGGGAGGTGGCCGGAAATTCGAAAACAGCTCGTAAATATCATTTCAATTTCGCCTCGCTTTGCCTCGACCAGCCATAGCTAGCCAGGCCCTGCCCCGCCAAACAGTATTGTTTAAAAGGGAATATCCTCAGATTCATATTGGGTATCCATGCCATCTTCCTGCCGACTCCCTTTGTGGTTCAGCATCTGAAGGTTTCCCAAGCGAACCTCAGCAGCAACACGGCTTTTGCCATCCCGGTCCTGCCATTGGCGGTAGGTCAGTTTGCCTTCAGCGTAAATATGGCTGCCCTTTTGCAGATATTTGCCGCATATTTCCGCCAACCGGCCCCAAGCCACCAGGGTATGCCATTGGGTCTGCTCCCGTTTTTCACCAGTATTTTTGTCATGATATCTGTCTGTGGTAGCTAGACGTAATTTGGTTACAGATTGTCCGCTTGCGGTATATCTGATTTCAGGGTCTTGTCCCAAGTATCCAATCAGTATCACCTTGTTCAATTTTGGCTCCTTTCAGGATATTCTCTTGGCTGGATAGTCAGATTTGGTTTGAAAAACACAGGCTTACCAGTCTCTCTCGCTCTCCACAGAATCGGCTGGGAGTTGTCATAGCCCCAAGTGCGCATGGCTTCCGTGACCGCATCCAGCACCAGGGGTGGGGTGGGGAAAATCTCTGCAAAAGGTGCACGGACCAATCTGGCGAGTTCAGCAATTTTCATGCGCCAACTCCTCATTGGTGTAAGTGCAATTGTTTGAAGTAAGTGTAGTCGCTGAATCCGAAATTGTCGCCATTCTGCATCATAGCCATCTCACCCTCGGTGTTGTTTCCAGGCTCAAACCCAAAACCAGAAAATGCAGAGCTTTGAGGCCGTGAGCGTCGGCGTCCGCTGGCCTATTCTTACCTTCTGGCAGGTGGTATTTCATAAACTCCGGTATGGTGTTCACACAATCCCGGGAAATGGTCAGCCCCCCTGGTTTGCCTTCCCGGGTATTAGCCAGCCGTTGTTTAATCAGGTTCAGGGCCAGGCTTTGCTCTTTGGGGGCCGCCACCGCGGGGAGCCGGGCCCGGCGCAGGCGGTTGATCAATTCCGGTTCCGCTGGGTCGCAGAAGAACCGTCTGATTTGCAGTTCCTCCCGCCAAGCGCTGGCGATCGCCAGAAGCTCCTCCAGGTAGAGTTCCCGTCGATAAAGCTCGCGTATGAGGTGTATCCGGTCCGCTGGCGGGGGATGATATTCCGCCGCCAGAATCACCGTGGGTTCCAACAGGCCCCACTTCACCCCTGCATAAACCTTGATCTGGGGTTCCATCCTCCTCCTTTTGCGGCGGCCTTAATGTCTGGTAATAGTCTTCAGCGGTCATAACCCAACGCCCCAAGCTGTCTTGTCTGGCAGGGAGGCGCCCTGCCTTGAGATGGCGGTAACAGGTGCGCCAATGTAGGCGCAGGAATTCGGCGATTTCCTTGACGCCGATGAACAGCCTATCCTCACCGCCCTTTGTCATGAATTCAGGTTTGCCCTCTCAACTCCTCTGTCCATCCATGTAGGATGGACATTTTTTCACGGGTTTCGGCATCATCGATGGCCTTAAGCTTTTGCTTTATCTTGTCCTTATTCCAACCAGCCCGGATGCTTGCATTCACCAAGCCCCGCAACCGAGCCCCCATGCCTCCAGCCCTAAACCTCTCCAACTCACCCCGTGCAGCCGCTGCCCGAATAGCTCGGCTTCTGGGGTGATAGTTATAAATTCCGCCGCTAGCCTTGCTCTTGACCTCGTTTTTAGCTCGGTGGGGATGCTGGCAGCTAAGACAATGCTGAAGTGGGCTGTAGGGGTTCAATTTGGCTTGGGCTTGGTTTATGGCACACTGCTGGGTTGAGATGTTGGCCCTTAGGGCCTGACATTCGATTCTTCCTGGGCTTTTTAGGATTTCGTCAATTTTTTTGGCTTTTGCTGTTTCCATAGTTCGCTTCTTCCCAATGGGTTCCTTGTCTTTGATGGCTCGCTTCCCTCCTGTGGGTTTCTTTGGCCTATTGGCTCGCTTTTAGTTGTTGGGCTTCTTCCATAATTTGGCTCGCTTCTATTGCATGGGCTTCTTTTATGCAGTGGCTCGCTTAAACCGAATGGGCTTCTTCTTTGCCTTGGCTCATTTGCTTTTCTTAGCCAATTTAGAGTTATTGGTTATATTATAGCATATTTATCTACATTGCTGCATATTCTATCGCGCCCCCATATGTTTCTTGCCAAGGTATTCCTCAGCATAGGGCACCCTAACTGGCAGCCCTTCAATTGTCCTCCAAGCAACATACAAATCCTTCAGAAAGTTTTTGATCATATAGCGTTTTGCTGCCATGTCCCGGTGGCCTTTACTGACATCACACCAGGGTTTGCCGTCGTCTTTAGTCCCGACGCTATCAATCGGGTTGGTTTCCTGTTCCAGTCGTGCTTTCATGGGGTAGTAGAAATTGAGGGCGTATTCTGACTTGGTTTTAATGAATGAAGGGGCCAAGATGCCCATCAGAACAACCCGTAGCTTTTTGTTGTAAGGCAGGATAAATCCTGGCGTCGGCCGGTCGCCCCTTATCAAGGTGTTGGTAAGGACAATATAATCTTTATCCCTGCCGTCCTGTTTAATTATCCCGCAGACTTCTCCCTGGTCTGGTTTGTAGTCCTTGATAGACACCCGTTTTTTGCCTCGCACCAAGCCAGGGTTGAGGCCAGCATACTGCCAGATTTTGCTCACGGTGTCGGCCATCTCGATATCAATGGACCCGATCAGCCAAGCCGCAGCAATTTCCCCGATTCCCTTGACTTTGCTTAACCACTCTCGCCAGATACGGAAGCGGTTCAATATTTGGCGAAGCATCTTCTCCACCTGCTTCTCATTACGCCGTGCTTCCATGGAGATCAAATTGAAATTTTCGACATCCTCCACTGCGAAAAACCGTTGTTCCTTTAGCTCTTGAGCGCTGCCATCGGCCTTGCGGCCCAACCGGTTATCCATACGTTTGCGCATGTCTTGAAAGTCTTCACGGGCCCGGGCATACATTAATAGTGCGATTTGGTCCTGGGTCTTCATTCTGGTTCTCCTTAGGCTTTATTTTTTGGGCTTCTTAGCCTCATGGCTCGCTTTTATTCAATGGGTTTCTTAAAAAAATTGGCTCGCTTCTTGCCATTGGGTTTCTTGCCGGATTGTGGCTCGCTTTCGCCCTGTGGGTTTCTTTTGATCTTTGGCTCGCTTGCACTCTTTGGGGTTCTTATCTTAGATGGCCCGCTTACCAGTAATGGGTTTCTTCACCACCTTGGCTCGCTTCGGAGGCTTGGGTTACTTGAACTCCTTGGCTCGCTCCCGTGATCTGGGTTTCTTTTCCCCCCGGGCTCGCTTACAATCTGTGGGTTTCTTGGAGCCTTTGGCTCGCTGAGTTATTTATCACCTTTGGCTCGCTTGTAGCTCTTGGGTTTCTTCGGCCTCGTGGCCCGCTTTCATTCGTTGGGCTTCTTCAGCAGCATGGCTCGCTTCATCCGCTTGGGTTTCTTCCATCATATGGCCCGCTTTACCTTCTTGGGTTCCTTGCTGAGAGTAGCTCGCTTCGGGACCTTGGGCTTCTTCCGCCGAATGGCTCGCTTTCATTCAATGGGTTTCTTCCAACACTTGGCTCGCTTGCCTGCCCTGGGTTTCTTTTTCTTTTTGGCTCGCTTGCTCGTCATGGGTTTCTTAGGGCATCTGGCTCGCTTATAACTTCTGGGTTTCTTCCCTCCAATGGCTCGCTTCCGCGAGCTGGGTTTCTTTCTGCTCTTGGCTCGCTTTTGCCCTGTGGTCTTCTTCCAAGCATTGGCCCGCTTTCAACCTCTGGGTTTCTTATAGTTAATGGCCCGCTTCCAAGCTTTGGGTTCCTTCAAATATTTGGCTCGCTTGTGGTTTGTGGGTTTCTTGTGGTGCATGGCTCGCTTTGCCTGAATGGGTTTCTTTCGATACATGGCTCGCTTAGCTTTTTCGGGCGCCTTATTGGCGATGGCTCGCTTCATCCGCTAGGGTTTCTTCCGGAATATGGCTCGCTTACTTTTCATGGGCTTCTTCCTTCAACTGGCTCGCTTTTGGGCTATGGGTTTCTTATATTGCGTGGCTCGCTTTCCCATTCTGGATTTCTCGCCTACCGTGGCTCGCTTTCGTCTCGTGGGTTTCTTTTGCCGATTGGCTCGCTTGATCTATTTGGGTTGCTTCTTCTTTTTGGCTCGCTCCTCACCGCTGGGTTTCTTACATTGCATGGTCCGCTTTTGGGTTCTGGGTTTCTTCAGTCTATCGGCTTCATCTCTTCATGCAGCCCTTTCCGCTTGTTTCAAGAACCGGGTAATTTCCCGTTGGAGTTCATCTAGGCTCGCTACTATGTCCTCTTTGGGCTCGACCCAGCCATTCCGGAGCCATCGCAAAAGCTGGCCGACCAGCTCCTCCACCTTCAACCCTCTGTCGGCCCGCTTGTGCTCTTCATAAAGCTGAGGGGTGATGGTGGTTTGCACCGCCGGAAACCCCCGCTTCACTGGCACATGGCGCTGCATGCCGTCAGAGCCGATTACCGCCACAAAATTCCGGCCCCATGATTCCAGATTCCTGACCGGGACATTGAGCAGTCTCGCCACCTCTTCAATCGTCGCTCCCAGATCCAACATGGCCGCCACCAAGCGTTTCCGGGTGATGCCGTCCAGAGGATATCCATGTGCGGCGTTATCCCGAGTGAACTCTTTCAAGACCGCCAGTTCATCCTCAAATTTTTTGTAAATCACCTCGGTTTTGTAATCCGGCCCAAATTCCTGCACCATGGCCGTATATCTGTGGTTTCCGCTTATTATCCGGTTTGTCCCCTCCTCCACAATTAGGGGTGGGATTGCAGCCCCCATACGGTAAGACTGCCGATAGCGGCTCACAAAGACCGGGTTGATTGGCCGCAGCTCGATAAGTTTTGAGTCAACCACCAATTCACCGATTCTTACCTTTGCTCTCACGGGAACTCTCCTCTCTCCTTAGTCGTATAGTTTGTTGTCTATGCTGGTGATAACAATTTCCGTCCTGGGTTCTGGACTCACGCCCATGATGCGGGAGCCGTCCCAGGAAACGATATCCCGGTCGTTTGCGAGGATGCCAGCCTTCTCCAAAATGTCTGCCGTGGCCGCCATAAGGTTGTTAAGGTCAGGGCGCCGGTTATCAGCTAGCCAATAGCTGGCCTTGACCTGCACAGGGCAATTAAACCTTGGCCCCTGGTAATCCGCCAAGCTGAGTAAAGCCATCTTTTCGTATTCCCGATAAGTTTTGGATTGTATGATTAATGGCTTCCCGTTGATGCAGCGGGCCATCATATTATTCTTTTTAGGGACTGGGCGCCCCGGGATTTTGAGAATCGCCATCAAAACCTGGTCTCCATGGCCGAACTCAGCCAATCGAATGCCTTTTCAAACACGGGTTGCCACAAGAAGTATGGGAAAGCCAGAATCCAGAAAACCGTGAAGGCGATGACACAGAACCCAAACCAGGAGACCGAAACGAACAGCAGCAGATACCGTTTCATGGTTCACCTCAAGTTGGCCCGGGCCGCCGGGCTCTTCCAACCAGTCTTTACCCTTCCTATTCCCCTAGGCGGCTTAGGGGGTTAGGGGTTTACCAATGTGTTTCTTACTTTTTCCATCCTTCTCTGACTGCCTCGACACTTTCAGCATATTTAGTCATCTTGCGCAAATCCTGAAAATCCATCCAAACCCCCAGCTCACCGGTTTTGTCATTGCGGTCTTGGGTGATGGAACCGAGGGCTGGACGCTCCGGTAGCGGCGGCGGGGCCACCATCGGTCTGTTAGCGCAACAGCTACTCAGGCTTATTGCGCCAATAATCAACCAGCTCATCAGGAGTAGATTGGTCCACCTTCTCATGGCGTTTCCCCTCTTCCTGCTTCACTTTTATGGTGGTTTCTGCCACTTCCGCTCGGGCTTCCGCCTCCTCTGCCCGGCGTTTATGCCAAGTCCCCCGGAGCCAGAGGCCAACCAAAACAAAAAGGCCTACTATCGCTGCACCAATTTTGGAGATTAGGATTTCAAACACCGCTTTGCCCCTGTTTAGCAGTCCATTTGTGCTTTTATGACCTTAAAAGAGTATTCATGGACATCCTGGGCAAGGTCGAGAAAATTTCTCTTCATTGCCTCCTTGCATGGGTCATCTTTTTGCATATCACCCAAAATCATGTGTGTGGATACCAG